CTATCAAAAATCAAGAAAAAGCCATTGGTAGCAAATGAGATTGTTGCGTCAGCTCCAATCGGTCTATCAGGCGGTTTTGGCTACGGCGAAGAAGGACTTGCGACACCTGAAGCAGGTAACGTTATGTTCAAGCGTTTCAGAACATACGCAAAAGATATGTATACAAACGTTGAATTGTCAATCAAAGCTGTACAACTTACAGGCAAGGACGGCGCTATGGCAAACGCACTTGACACAGAAGTTAAGGCGGCGTACGAAACAGCAAAATGGAATGTCGGACGTTCACTATTCGGCAATGGTACAGGTGCATTAACAAAGGTTGTTAAACAGACAACTCCGACAACAAAAGTTGAAGTAACTGACATTAAGTACGTCAAGGAAGGCTTGATTGTAGACTTTTATCCGACCTCGGCTACAACGCCGAACGACGTGGTTGCTAAACAGCTACGAATTATGGCAATTAACCGTACAAAGAACAGCAACGGTAACTATGAGATTATCCTTGACAAATCACCTACAACAGCACTTGTTGACGGCTTTATGACGGTGCAGAACTCATTTAACCGTGAAATCACAGGTCTTGGTGCTATCTTCGACGATGAAGTCCCTACAATTTACGGCGTAAGCAAGGCAGACAATCCGATTATCAAGCCTATTGTTATTGACGCAAATGATAATGTTGAGGACAGCATTATTACAAAGGCTCTAAGACGTGCCGAAAAGGACAAGAACTCAAAGGTTGATATGCTGTTGTGTGGTGACGAAGCGTACGACCACTACACAGAATACCTAAGAGTAAACAATATCAGAGTTGAACAGAACACCTTACAGGGTGGTTTCAAATCAATTCAGTTTGCTTTCGGCAACAGACAGGTTGATGTTGTCAACGAAATGTTCGTGCCGGATGATGAAATTTGGGGTGTTGATACATCGGCACTTGAATTACATACACAGGAATGGAAATTCGCTGACCTACAAGGCGGTGGCATTTTCAACCTAAAGGAAAATTCATCAGTTTACAGAGCGTTGCTTGCAAACTATGTGATCTTATCTGCTCAAATCCTGGTGGTCTAATCAGAATTTACAACTGTATTTAATCTTTACGGCAAGGTAATTATATGTTGCCTTGCCGTATTTTTGCCGTTATTTTAGGCACTTGCTGAAATATTTTTTTCTGAAATGCGGTGATAGATTGGAACAAGCAGAAGTAACACTTAAAGAAATATATGAAAAAGTAAGTCTTAAAGTACCTCTTGAACAGCGACGGTTCTTTAATTTCTTTAACGACACCGTTGCAGAACTTGAAGCATTATATCCCGACTTACTGTTCAAAGAGGGTGTGCATTTTACACCGGTACACGATTTATCGGACGAAAACGTTGTATTACCGCTTTATACTCCGGCAATCGTGGACAATATCTTATACCTTTGTGGTTACGACCAACAAGGTATATTCAAACAGGAATTTACACGAAAATCAAGAAATGCCTATGTGCATTATTGGAAAAATCACGCACATAACAGACGTGTACGACGAATGAGGTGGTAGAGAAGTGTTTGACAGTGGAATATCTGCAAAAGCGTTAATAGCAGAATTACAGAGTGAAGTGGACGTCGCACTTCCTATCACAAATTCGACGTATGCAACGTGGCTGAACAGTCTGCAATGGCTGTTATACAGTGCGATTATAAAAGAACAGAACGACTTGATAATTACCGAACCGCAAGAGGATGTTATACAGCTTGCAAACCTTGATGTTTCGGATAATGAAGCACCGATACGGTTTGAAGATATATATGCGGTGTATGCAGATACAACACAATTAATAAAGACGAGTATAACAAGCGGTTTCGTATTTCCCGATTGTTTTTATAAAAAAGGTGATAATTTAGCTGTTAAAATGCAAAAAACACCTAATTTTATTAAATTAATCTATCATATCAAGCCCAAATTGATAAAAGTAAATGAAAATGACGAAATACAAGACGGTAACGTGATGATACCGATAGAATTTATCGAATTGGTAAAGTCAAAGCTAAGAGGCGAAGCATATTCACTTGAAAATGAGTACGGTCCTGCGTCAAATTGGCTCAACAATTACAATATTTTACTTGAAAATTTCAAACAATGGCTATCTGATAAAGCCCAACAATTCGGACAGTAAAGGAGAGGTTATATGGCAAAGAAACAAAACGAATTACAATTCGGACAAGTACCATTACCACAGGCGCTAAAGCAATATAGCCTTTCCAAACTGAATTGGAGTGGTTTAAACAGACGGCAAGTTATAGATACAGGTGCTTTGTCTATGGAATGCAACATTTCTACAGTCGAGGCACCTTATTTAACACCGTCGCAAAGCAGAGTAGACATATTGTCCGATATGGGACTTGAATACAAACACCCTATATCGCTATTCAGTTTTGATGATTTCCTTGTTGTTATCTATCGTGACGATACAGAATTAAAACTTGATTATCTCGTTTTGAGCGACAAGAAAAACAGTAAAGGACAAATCACAAAAGTATATACAGGTCTAATAAAAAAGGGTGTGACAGAAGAAACTGACGCGATACAGCGTAGTATGGTGCAATTCAATGTATATGAAAATGCCGTTGATGTACTTGGCGGCACATATGTAAAGAAATTGATACTGTTTCCTGACAAAGTATCTATGTTTATGAAGATTGTAGATACAGACAAAGACCCTACTACATTTGACAAACAGGCAGTTAAGGACGGCAATGCCGATATTGATGTTATGTATTGTCAAAAAGAAAGTAGCGGCAAAAAAACTTACTATGTTTGGAATGGGGCGATAGGCAGATTTACTTTGACAGGTGGCGTGAACTACTTTAAAACAAGCAATTTGGATGTTGAAATAAAAAAATACTACAATGACGGATATACTCAGACGAAAGACGAGTATTACAATGACGGTTACAGAAAGTCAAGTAAACAAACGTATAATGACGGTTACAAAAAGACGGAATATAAGGTGTTCCGTGACGGTTATGTGCCGATAGAAGATACGAATGAAACAACATATGACGGTGGTGATGTGTATTACTACGAAAGGCAAGGCGAATACTCACCGTATACATACACCGTTGCCACTTGGTTACAGCAAGGTGATAAGTTAAAAGGAAAAGGTTTATATCAAAGAGAGCCTGCACCATTGGGAACAAATACAAATGTAACATTTTACGAGCGAACAGGCACTTCGTTCCCTTATACATATGTGAAAGTTCGCAATCTGAAAACAGGCGATAATATATCAAGTTACTATGAAAAGGTTTCTGATAGCACAGGTACGGTTCAAACCAAACTATATGTAAGAAAAGCTGATGATAACGGTACGATAATACCGTATGAGTATGAGGAAGTAACTGATATTGCATACGGTACGAATATAACCGATTATTACGAAAAGATAAGCGACAAAGAAGTTACGGCAAAAGCATATTACAAAAGAACCGAAAACACCGATAAGGATAGCGACGATAAATACAAATACGAATTGATTAAAAACCTTGAAAACGGCAAGAAAGTATCAAAGTATTATGAATTTACCGAAAACTATGCACCGCCTGAGGGGAGCAATAAGAGTTGCTATTGGCTTAACACTTACGATAATCAAACCTATCAATTTTGTAGCGATATAGGTGGCGGAAAAAGTGGTTTCGGAATAACTGTTTCGCCGTCGTTCCCTAATCTAAAGTATGCGGTAGTACATTTATCACGACTTTTTGGAGTTGATGAGGATAGAGTACACGTTTCAGGCTACAACGACTACACGAATTGGAACTTAGACACCGTAGCCGAAAGTAATGATAGTAATGCGTGGAGCAGTGCCTCACAAACCAACACAAAAGCAGGCGGTAACTTTACAGGTATAACAGTGTATGACAACCACGTTGTTTGCTTTAAACGTGACTTTATGCACGAAATATACAACAGTAAAAATCCGTTCAGATTGGTTGACGTGTATGCGGAGGGGTCTATTGACAACAGGAGCATACAAGAGGTAAACGGCAAACTGATATTTGCGTCAGATGATGAAATCAAGGTGTATACAGGCTCACAGCCGCGTGAGATTGGCTACAATCTTGGCATTGATGAGTTCAAAAGTGCTGTATCGGGTAGTGACGGAAGAAACTATTACTTGTATTGTACAGACAGACAAGGCGAAATGTATCTGTTTGTGTATGACACAATGGTCGGTCAATGGTCGCAACAAGCAATCGAAAGTGAAGTATTAGGCTTTGCACATAACAAAAACGGTATGTATATGTTATGCAAAGACGGTGTTGTATACAAAATGGATACGAACAAATATACGGATGATTGGAGCTGTGAAACAGATTTATCAACCATACTGACATCATCATCATCAAGCACATATCAGACAGTAAATATCAAACATATAGCAAAATTTCAAATGCTTGCGTATATTGAGGGGCGTTTCAAGGTGTATGCACTGTACGACAATGAAAAATTTAACCCTGAAACATCGCAGTTGCTATATGACAGTAACGGTCGGAAAGGTATGCAGGCAATACGCTTAAAACCACGAATGACCGCTAATTATGGCTACAAGTTACATTTTGAGGGACACGGTTATGTGCGTTTCTATGAAATGGAACTCGGTATTACTCCAGGAGGTGAGTTATTTGTATCATCAAGATGATATTAACAATATGAATTACAAACAGCTTAGAGAAATGGTATCGGAATTAAACGACAATTACATTAAGCTGAAAAGGACATTAGAGGACGCTTTAGACAACATAGACGAAAGCAACCTCGCAACCACTTTGCGAAAGAAATTAAACGGCTATGATACTCAATTCAGTGTAACGGCTGAAAAGATAGAAAGTAAAGTATCGTATGAGGACTTAGAAAACAATCTAAGTCAATATTCAACTGTATCACAAACGGCACAAGCTATTGAAATGTCAGTAGTATCAAGTCAAGAATACACGGATAATTCAGTAGAAACATTATCTTCAACGTTCACTATGACTGCCGACGGAATATCTACAAGGGTTTCAAAGCTAAAGAAAGGTGTGGAAACACAATTCAATCAAACAGCAGAAAAGATTGAATCACTTGCATTCGAAAAAATGAATACATCAGAGGCTGTTACAGTAAAAGAAAAACCGTCCGCAAGCGATAAAACGTTGGATAAAGAAAAACTCTGCAAGTATAACAACAAATATTATTATTTCAATGATATTTTACAAGATTGGTTAGAGTATGACGAAAAAAACGGCATTAATTCTGCATTCACTCAAATATCAGGCGGATTTATATTGAACGGTTGCGTAAAGGTGAGCGGTGACCTTATAACAGAGGGAACGATAACAGGTACAGATATAGTTGGAGCGAAATTTTATAATGAGGATAAAAGGGCGTATGTGACTATTGGTAATTCAAGTGGTAATTATGGTGATTTGACATTGAAGCGAGTATCGAATGGCAAAGGACAAGAAGTTTTTCAGATTTACGATACGGGTGTTGGTATTGCTATAAAAGCTGTAGGAACGTCTTTTATAGGTTCGACTGGAAGTAAGACATACCCCAAAGGCACTTGGGATTTTTCGAAATGTACGGTAATAGGTTTACCGTCAAGTACAAGTTAAGGAGGAAAATATATGTTATTTAGAATAGGTGATAACGTTGCGATGACGTGTAAAAACCCAAACGAAACACTGTTGTTTATAAACAGAGTACCAACAGCTTGGTTATTCTCGATAGATATAGAGATATGTCAAAAGGTAAAGAGAATGATTGTTGAAGAACAAAATCTTAAAGATATAAAAATTGAATATGAAAGTGAAGATTGTACAACCGGCAGAGTTGTTGACTTGCCTATGGACAGTCTACACAGCTTTACTATCGACTATGCAAGCGGTATGGCACACGTTGAGTTCAAAAGGGGGATAAATAATAATGTATAACAAACCAACAAACGCAGAAGAAATGGAAGAATTCGAACGAATGACAACCGGCTTCGATTATGTATATGAAGATACAGTCGGAGCGGGAAAGGTAATATATCTTAAAATGCCTGTTGTATCGGCAAATAAGAGAGGTGTGAACGATATAGGTTGGCAATGTGACGGTGACGACGTTGCTTTATATGCCACTATGTCAAGAAAACCGCATAAGACCGAACTATGGTCGGAAGTCAAAGAAAACTATGTTGTAAATAAGACTGTATCGGCGTTGAAGTTTGAAAACAAGGACACAAAGCCTTGTAATCTATGTGTAAGGGTGCGTTTAAATTAATGGGGGTGGTTAAATGAAGGGTAATGTATGTTATCAAAAGACAGACTTCGGCTCTGAAACACCTGACTTGCTTAATAAATATGTTCTGAAAATAACTCAAATAGCAGGAATATCACTCAAAAAAGATATTTCAAAAGAGAGTTTAAGGCTTGCTTTAAGCGTTCCTACACTTGTATCGCAACTTGTTAATGATAAAGAGTACATAACCAAATCTGAAATTGAGATTATACAAAAATCTCTTGAAGATATGGATAGCGTGTTAAACGGCAAGATTGACGATACAAACGCAAAACTTGATGATGAAATAAACACAAGGGAAATGCTTGAAAATGTGGTGAATACACTGCAAACACTGGCTCACAAGCACAGTAACAAGAATGTACTTGATACTATCACAGAAGATAGAGTAGCAATATGGGACAAGGTGAAAGACCTTGATAAATACTTTGACTATATTGATTTTAAGGCTTTTGTCGAAGAAATAGTATATGCGTATACAAACGAACTTCAAAATCTGTACACAGCAATCGGTATTACATCATACGACGGTGGTGTATTCGGTATGGAACAGTTAGGAACAGAGCTTGACGGCGGTAACTTTGACAGTGAACCCGAAAACAGTTTTGATTGCGGTGATTTTAACCCGCTTGAACTGTCTGCACAAGTAACATCGGTCATTGATTGTGGAACGTATTAAGGAAAGGAGGATTGATAGAATGGCAACAAGATTTATAGCAAAGCACGGTTTGAAAAGCAATATAAATAGATTAACACTTTCGGAAGGTGAAATAGCTATTGCATACAACGACGACCGAACAACAGCTGAAATATATAGCGGTTCAAAGGACGGTACACCAATACTTTTGGTACCCGAAGTTGATGTAGCTGAATTGCTTGCAAACGCGCAGGAGTATACCAACACAAAAATAAGTGAACTTGTTGACGGCGCACCCGAGGCAATGGACACTTTGAAAGAACTTGCTGACGCAATATCAAAAAACAGCGATATTATGAGTGCTTTGCAATCAGCTATTGGAAATAAAGCGAATGTGGCAGACTTGAATACACATACATCTGATACGAGCAATCCGCACGGCGTAACAAAAGAACAGGTTGGATTGGGAAATGTGGATAATACATCAGATATAGACAAGCCTGTTTCAACAGCTACACAAGAGGCGTTAGATGGTAAATCTCCCAAAAATCACGCTGCCGCAGGGTTTTTATATGGTAAGGGAACAGGTACTCTGCACGGACACGTCAGATTATCAGATAGTGTAACAAGTTCAGTAGCAACATCTGATAAGGGTATAGCAGCTACACCCTATGCAGTTAAGACCGCTTATGATAAAGCGGTTGAAGGCGTAAATGCTGCTGAAAAAGCACAAGAAACGGCAGACGGTAAATTAGACGCTAATTTTGTATCTAATGGCTATGCAGGTATTGATGAAGTCACAACAACGCTGAGCGATATGTGGAGTGACAGGGTAGCACCGCCGACAACGATTACAGTATCAAGTAGTACATCAAAACATATGCTTACGGCTGATTATTACTGTAATGGCGCGAACGACCAAACTGTTATACAGCAGGCTATAGACGCATTGCCGTCAACAGGCGGTAAAATAGTGTTATTGGAGGGTACATACAACATCAGCGGTCAGATAAACGTAAACAAACCGAATGTTACTATTTGCGGTATGGGTAACAGCACAGTTCTACAACGTAAATTTGACGGCAATAACGTAATATATGTTACGTCTGCAAATTGCGAATTGGCATATTTCAAAGTTGACGGTGATTCAGCAACATATACAAATACCGCAAACTGTAACATACAGACGTATGGTGCAGGCTATCAGAATATACACGATATTACAACCGTCAATGCAACGGATTGCGGTATTAAAATACGAAATGTGTGTCACTATTCCAACATATACAATATATCTGCTGACGGGAATAAAATCGGTATATTGTTTGACGGAACGACAGACGCAAAAATATGCAAAAACACGGTCACAAATTCAACAGCAACAGGAATACTGTTGTCGTGGAATACACGTGATTGTATTGTAGCTGAAAACGTAGTTGATACGGCTACAACATACGGTATTTGTATTGAAAATACATCTACGTGCGTTAGAAATGTTGTAGCAAATAATGTTGTCAGAAATTCTGCAACGAACATTTATGTAAACAACAGTTACAATATTGTTGCCTGCAATATGGTAGAACCGAAAACAGGACAAAAAACGATTCACGTTGGTTCATCGGGCAAATACAACTATGTCACAGGTAACTACATATATTCTATTAATTATACGAATGACGGCGGAACGACCAACACATTTAGTAATAACAAATATTCATAATGGGGGTGCTGAAAATGAAATATAGATTTTATGGTGATGTACTGCAACTGGTTAAATACGAAATCAGTGTAGAACGTAGCCGTGATGATGAAACAACAATCGAAATATTAACGGCGGTAACAGATACCGAACGTGATGAACTGTTACAGTGTTATCCGACTGCAACAGTAACGACGGTTGATAATACAGGTTACGAATGGTTAGACGGAATGCAATTTACACAGGAACAGTTGCAAAACGGCGAACTGGAACAGGCAATCGAAATGGGCGAAACCGCCTACAATGAAATGAAAAACACACCGTCACAGGACGAAATCAACGCAACGCTGTTATTAAAAATTGCGGAAATGGAGGTAGCAATTACAAATGAACAAACGACTAATTAAAATGTATTACAAAAAGGGCATTTACAAAGAAAAGGATTTAAACACATTTGTAAATGCCAGATTTATCACAGAGAACGAGAAAAAAGAAATTATGGAGGGTTAAAAAATGGCTAATAAAATTCAAATAAGACGAGGATTAAAGAAACTTTTACCGATATTATCATTTGGCGAACCTGCTTATACAAGCGATACGAATGAGTTTTTTATCGGCACAGGCAAAGGCAATGTAAATATGAACGGTAGCTTGTGGTATACAGGCACTGCTTTAAGCGGTACGTCTGAAAACATCAACTATACATATGCAGATTGCCCGCTTGTTAAAGTGGGTGATGTGTACCTTAATACCGATTATGGCTATATCTATCAGTCTACTACAGCAGGTAGCGGTGAAGATGTAAAGTGGCAATACAAAGGTACGATAAGAGGACCGCAAGGCATACAAGGTGTTAAGGGCGACACAGGCGAACAAGGTCCGCAAGGCTTGAAAGGTGATACAGGCGCAAAGGGCGAAAAAGGCGATAAGGGTGAAAAAGGTGATACAGGTACACTCGAAAACAATTCAGTAGATTGGGAAAAATTGAACGGCGCTTTGCAAACAAAAATCACAGGTATTGAGGGTTTGGTAAACAAACTGAATTCTATCAAGAAAATTGATTTGGAATATACAGTCACGCAAGGACACGATGGTTACGACATAAAGATAAAACCACAAGTAAATTATAGAAGGGTTGGTGATATTACAGCTACCGCAGAATACGCAACAGACAGCCAAAATCATTCTTATTTTTACATAAGTTATGACTACGCAGAAAATAGAATTAGTTTGACTGGTGGTCGCACTATATCAGGTATTACCCCGCCACCAGATACTTATGGAAGTTTTTTGTACTTGGGATTTGAATACGGTGCGAGTGGGGAAACAGGCGAATTTCACGGTCTGATTTGCAAAAATGACGACGGATGGTCGTATTTACTTTAATAACAGGAGGAATGAAAAAGATGAATATTTGGGAAACAATCAATATATTTTGGGTTACATTGGCGTGTAACCTATTCATAAAAACTGTATTTGTTGCAGTTATGTTAGATACGGTTTTGGGGTTACTAAGGGCAATCAAAGAGAAAAAGTTCAATAGCTGTTTCGGCATTGACGGTGCAATACGAAAATTTGCAATGATTGTATCGGTTGTGGGTTTGGCTATTTTAGATAAACTGATAGGCTTTAATATGCTACCTTTTGTGCCGGAAGAAGTGCTTAAATATATAGGCATTACGCAAGTGGGCATATGTGAGTTTTTCTGCTTGCTGTACATAATGTATGAAAGCATTTCAATACTGAAAAATATGTGCTTGTGCGGTCTGCCGATACCGAGCAAATTGCGAAATGGTATCGAAAAATGGCTTGATACAATGACATCGGAACTTGATGGGAAGAAAGGGGAATAAATATGGATCTGAAAGAGGCTGTTCAAATAGAAACTTGCAAAGATTATGAAAAAGATTTGCAAGATGAATATTATCAACTGTCAATGCGATACAAAAAACTTAAAGCAACAGTTGACAGTTGGGATAAACGAGGGTTGATAACTTCTCCTGAAAGTACACGAAGTATATATGACATACAATTAGAGGCAATGAAAGTTTATCTTGCAATGTTGTATGCAAGAGGGGTAATGGAAGGCATTGAATTGAAAGAGGTGTAGGAAATATGCGAATTGGAATAAACTGCGGACACACTGTAAGTGGTACTGTTGGTTGCGGTGCAGTCGGATACATAGACGAAAGTGTAGAGGCACGAAAAGTCGGCTATGCACTTGAAGAGTTGTTGAAAGGTGCAGGGCATACAGTGTATGACTGCACCAATGACTATGCACCGACGGTGAGTTCAAATTTAAGACAAATAGTTGATATGGCAAATTCACAGCCACTTGACTTGTTTGTATCAATTCACTTTAACAGTGGCAGTGGGCAAGGCACAGAGGTATGGACTTACGGTGGTAAAAAGTTTGATGAGGCAACAAATACTTGTAAGGCGATAAGTGAATTAGGTTTTAAAAACAGAGGTATTAAAGACGGCTCTAAGTTGTATGTGGTACATCACAGCGACGCAAAAGCTATGCTTGTTGAGGTGTGCTTTGTAGATACAGAGGACGCAAATAAATACAAGAAAATCGGTGCGACAGAGTTTGCAAAGGCGATTTTTAAAGGAATTACAGGACAAGTGACAAAGGATAAAACAAACAAGGAGGAATTAAATATGACACAATATGAGGAACTACTTAGCAAAATTAATGAGTTGGACAAGAAAAAGGCGGATAAATCAGAAATGATTTACGATTGCATTGACAGTAATATGCCTGAATGGGCGCATAAGCCTGTTCAGTGGTGTTTGGATAACGGTATTGTATCAGGCGCAGACGACGCACACCTTAACCTAAACAATACAAAATTGTGGGTATGTGTTGTTGTATATCGTGCAGTTAAATTTGTTGCAGGACTTATGAAAATCAAGATTTGATAAGGAGTAAATGACTATGGGTTTGACAGATACAATAAGAAATAAGGTAAACAGCCTTTTTAATTTCGATTCACAACAACAGAGTAATCAATTAAAAAACAAAATTGATACATTGTACGGAAAGCAAAACACAACAACGGCACCGAACATAAATTCCTTTAATCCGTTCATCAGCAAAAGAGACGGACAGGTTATAAATAAAATGGCTGATTATAAGCCGATTGTAAACAGTAGTGCGACAAGCGATAAGGTTAGAGAATGGATAACACAAGCAACAGGTATTCAACCAACAAACAAAATGTCAAATTCATCAAATTCTACTCAAAATGAAAATAGTACCGCTCTTAGCAGTGGTACTATTAATTCAAACGGTGATGATAATGTTGGTTTTAACGGAAATCTTGACAGCTCGTCGCTTGGAAGTCTTGACGTAGCAACGCAACTTCCGAAACTGTCAACAGCACAAATAGCCGAAATCATTAAAAAGCACTTTAATCGCAGTTCAGTCATATCAACAAGTGACGCAGAGGGTATATACAATGCTCAAAAAACAACAGGTATGAGTGCTTTGGCAATACTCGGTATCGGAGCTTTGGAAAGCGGTTGGGGTACTTCAAACATAGCCAAGAAAACCAATAATATTTGGGGTTACGGTGCTACAAATGTTAATCCTGAGGGCAACGCCCATAGATACGGTCAGATGTCACAAGGTGCTACTCAATTTGCGACTGAATTTATGAAAACATACTACAATGGGTATGGCGCAAAGTCAATTAATTCAGCAGGTACAGGTAACAATCCGAAAGGAATGGGGTATGCATACACAGACGGCGGAGCAATAGATAGCAGTTGGGCGACACAGGTAAGTTCTATTATGGGAAAACTATACAACACAGCTAAGGGTGTAAGTGGTTCAAATACAAGTAATTCATCAAGTAATTCATCAAGAAGTTATCTAAACAGATTGAGTTATGCGAATAATTCAAGCACTTCGTCAGGCGGTTCTTCCAAAGGACGACAGATTGTTGTGGCGGCAAAGCAGTATTTGGGAACACCGTATGTATACGGCGGTACTTCGTCAAGTGGCGTTGATTGTAGCGGTCTTGTACAACTCGCGGCGAAAGCAAGCGGTATTGATATACCACGAACAACATACGACCAAATAAATGTAGGGCAAGCTGTAAGCAAGAATAACTTGCAAGAGGGCGACCTTGTATTTTTCAGAGGTTCGGGCGGTAGTACGTCAGCTCCAGGACACGTCGGAATTTATGTAGGTAACGGACAGTACATACAAGCACCAAAGACAGGCGATGTCGTTAAAATCAGCAATTTATCAGGACGTAGCGACTATGTCGGTGCAAGAAGAATAGCATAAGGAGGTAAAACGAATGGCATATAATACGCAAGACGCCGTAAATACAATATTACGGCTAAAAGGTAATTGGCTTAATGCAAATGCAGAGGGCGATACAAAGAAAACGGCACAAATAGCAAACGAGGCACAAAACTATTACGGACAAATGCGTGAAAATGGCGACACAAAGCTTGCCGACACGCTTTATAACAGCGGATATGACGCGTCAAAGAAGTATGTTAATGACTACTTTGCACAGAGCGGTAAAAGTGCGATTAGACCGTATTTTTACGGCTTAGGCTCAAAGTACGGTTTAAGTCAAAGCGATATAGACAATGCACTTCAATATAACGATACGACAGGTGAGGTTAGCTTAGGCGGTAAAAACATAGGTAAGCCGTCGGCAGTAGGTTCAAATGGGGTATCTTATTGGGATAACAGTACGCTCGATAATGCTTTTAAAAACTATGTTCAAGACACAGGCAAAAGTCAAACCACATCAAGCCTTGTAGGTCAACAGCAAAGTAATCTATTCGACCATTATAATAACTTGATGAAAACATACGGACAAGACTATAAAGATTATATGGATATGGTTAAAACAAATCCATTCTCTACCGATGAGGCAAAAGCAATACTTGGTAAATATAATCTATCAGCTATACAGGGAAGAAATAATCAGCTTGCTTTAGGTACAGCCTCAAACGGCGGTAATGTTGACAGTTACAGCGCCGCAAACGCAATGCGACAACAAGCGGCGCTGTACTCACAGGCACAACAGAATGTATTGGACGCGTATAATGCAAAGGTACAAAATGCGGCGAACTCAACACAAAAAATTGAACAGGCACGAAAAATCCTATCCGATATGGGTGTTCAAATCGATAATGCGTTCAATAGAGACGAAACAGCAAAGAATAACGAAGTACAAAGAAATGAAACTGTACTTAACGGTAAAGTATCACGTGGCGCAACAACAGCACAAGTTACAGGTCAAATTCCTAAAGGTATGCAATATTCCTCAAATCCATTCTTTGATGATAACGGCAATCCGATAGAAGATATTGACTATAAAAAGGTAATCGAACAAGCTATCGCAAGAGGTGATACGCAGACAGCACAGGCGGCGAGAGTTGCAAGGGGCGTAAAAATTTGGAACAACTACAGTAAATACGGTCAATACGATGATGGTGATTACGGTGTTCCGAATACGCAAACAGAGGACGCAAGACAGTTTGACGCACAAATTAAAAACAGCACCGACCTTGCAAAAATGGGTTACGAACACGAAGAAAGAATGCCAGGTATTGAGGCTGATAACACAATTCGTGTTAATACGAATCAAGCCGATAATACAATTCGCGTTAATGACGCAAGTGCCAAGAATGACATGGACGTTGCAAACAACGCCTCAAAGAACACAATAGCAGAAAATATATCAGCAACGAATAACGCTGTAAATGCATACAAGCAGACGGGTGGCGCAATAGGCGGAAGTTCTTCAGGAGGCAGTTCAAAGCCAGCTTTATCACTGTCGGAAGTGAATGACGCAATAGCGAACGGAAATATTACGCCGGGTGTGGTAGATGCATATAACTACTATAACCAAACGGGCTACACGATAGAAAACTTCCCGGGTTCAAGTGGAGATGATTCAGGCGCAGACTACGATTCTAAAATAGATAGTGTTTATAATAGCTCATCATCAACAGTTCAAAGCTATATTCGTAACAGACTAAAACCACTTCTTCAAAGCAGAAGTATAACAGAAGATGAATTAAAAAATGATTTGTTATCCAATTCAGCAAATTACGACTTGGAAGTCGATGATATGAAGGCGATTTGTAATGCTCTTGATGTCAACTCAATGTGGGTTGATAACTACAAGAATAAAGGTGTCTTTGGTTGGGGAAAAGGAGTTACGAAAAAATAATCAAGTTATGAGAGGTGAATGATTTTGGCTATAAAAGATAAAAAGAAAATAAATCGAGTGATTTCAAATGAAGAAGCAAAGCAAACAAAAGTCAAACTACAAACAACAGACGGCAAAGAGTTTGGGGATATAAGTCTTAGCGCGTATGGTGCTATTCGTGGAGGGTATCTGTCAAGATACTCTCCGGTAGACGAAAATGAGAAAAAAGTATTGGACAAATATAAGCAATCGAAGTTTTCAAATGAAATAGGGAAAACTACTTTTGAAGAAATTCCACGACATCAAACAAAAGCCGAAAACAACAAAGAGTTTAAAGGTGATTCAGACAGCATTTACAGAAAAACAAGTAAATCTACTTTTGAAACAATGCCGAAATACCAAGAGGCAAAACAAAAACACCAAAAAGAAAAAGAAGATAAACTTAATGCTATGTATGATAAATATGGCATTGACCCAAATAATTTTTCTTATGATGATTTTTCAAAATGGGCAGAAGAACATAATTTTAACCGTATTCCACATAACGACCCTTTAGAAGCAGGATATGATTGGCTTCCTAATGAAAAAGGCGTTAGCAAAGAAGTAAAAAAAGATAAAGAAACATTAGAGCAACTTGCATTAAACAATCAAAGAAAAAACATAGCAAAAGAAGGCGGAAATGTACCGGATACATTTATAACAAGTTTAATGGACGGTGCGACTTTGGGCGGAAGAAGTGCGATTGATAATTTAAAGTCACAAAAAAAATATAAAGAAGCAGGACTTAATGTCAACAATTACGTAAGTGAAAAACAAGCAAATGCAAAATCATCAGAAGAACACCCAATAGCAAGTACCGTCGGAGAGTTAGCAGGTTCTACAGTTTCACTAATAGGATTAGGTGAAGCTGTTGGAGGTGCTTTGAAAGGTGTAAAGTGGTTGGCGAAAACACCTACTTGGGTTCAAGGCGCAATAAAAAACGGCATTGTTTTTGGTCTACAACAAGGAACAGAGGCAACCACTGACGGAAAAAAAGCAAAAGATATAGCAAAAGAAACCGCTATAGGCGTTGTAGGAGGAGCCGTAGGCGGCGCGGCAAGTTCCACTGTTGAAGATTTTGCCGAAAACATCTTGTTTAAAACGAAATTGCAACATAAATTTATACCTGAAATGATAAGAAATGGGGTTGCGGGCGCGTCATTTGCCGGTGCAGACAGTGCTGCTACATATTTTTTGCACCCTAAAGAAGAAAGACCTACAGCTAAAGACGTCGCTAAGAATATGGCTGTGACCTTTGCTTTTGCAACAATTACATCAGCTATAAATATGGGTAAAATCAAGCAATCAAGTAAAGAGGCTTTAGACGTTGTAAACGATAAGATGATGAAAGATTACGAAGGTATGATGAATTCAGCAAGTACAAACGACGTAGAAAGTGTTAAACAATTTGCTAAAAATGTTATGGATTACTCCGATTCAATGATTAAGTATCTTGACGGAGAAGGTTTTAAACTAAAAAATAATGCTCCGTCAGATACTGTTACAGAATACTTAACTGGCAAAGGAAATGCACCAGTTAAAGATACTGTATTAGAAAAAGCTCGTTTTGTCGGTGAGGACGCTCGTGTAAGAAGTATGCAAGAGGACTTAAGGACTATCAAAAGCAGAGCAAAAGAATTTTACGACAGAGCTGATTCAATTCCTTATGATGTAGAAAAAATATCGAAAACATCAAATGTAGGGAATGTGGACAATATCACAAAAGAGCCTACAAACATAAATAATACAAATCCAACGCCACAAAACACAAATCCGATACAAAATGTACCAAAAACATCAGAAGTAGAACCGATACAAGCCGTTCAAGAACAAACGCCTATAAGCGTCAAGACAAATGATGTTGAAGTTCAAAAAACAGATAAGTTACCGAAAGAAGTTCAAGACAGCGTAAGCAAAGCTGATGTTGTCGCAGAAAACAATCCGCAAGGGTATAATAAGGATTTTGTCAGACGATACGCGAATAGTTTTGTTGAGGTTGCTCAAAAGAGTGACAATTATCCGAATCGTGATTTTCTTGATAACAATATTGCTGATGAATTAACTCAAAAGATACTTACAGGGGAAAGTAAACTTGACGGAAACAGTGCTTTTGATTATGCAGTAAAACAATTCAAATTTATACTAAACCAAGCTGACGAAAGCAAGCTTAATCAAGTACAACAGTTTAATGAAAATCAAAAACAACAGAATGATGTATCAGCTTCTGAAATTAACACTGATAATTCAATTATTAATGATACAGCAGACAGCGTTAATAGCGCAGATACACCGACTACAACTGACACTGCATTTAACGACACACAAGAAAATGGCGTACAATCGTCTGTAAATCGAGTTACAGAGGAAGTACATAACGCAATGAATAAAGTCGGCTTAAATGTATCTGAAAGTACAACAGGTATACAAGAGGCAAATACAAAGTTTATGTCGAACAATGATAATCTTTTTGACAGAAACTATGTAAGCAACTATGCGAATGACTTTGTGCAAGCTATGTCAGAGAAAAACGGACGTAGCTACACAGTTTTATCACAAGAAACAGATAACCTTGCCGACGAACTTGTAAATAAAACTCTTACCGGAAACAGTGTACTTGACGGAAACAGAGAATTTCAAACTGTAGTCAGAAATTTTAAAGATGTTTTAAGAGAGGGAATAAAGAAAAACACCAATCTACATAACAATGTATATGGCGCAAACGAAGTTTTAAATGCACAAGTGCAAGACGTGGAAAACGGCGATTATTCTTCACTTAATATAAGTGAAAATGCAAATAACAATATAAAATTTGCTCCGGTAAGTGAAAATGGACAAAATGTAGGTTATGTTATAGAACAAGGCATTGACTATACGAACCAACTAAGTGAAACGTCGTTTGCAGTAAAACAGAAAAATGGAGAATACGAAACAAAACAAGGAGTTACATACGGTCGTTTTGGCACGCACCAAAGTTCAAACGGTAGTTATATTGTATCGTATTTGCCGACGGGCAACGCAACAGCAATATTCCCTAATCAAGACACTGCTATTGAATTTATGAAGCAAGTCGAAAATGAAACAAGTGGATATTCGATTTATTTGCATAACGACAATGATGGGATAACAAAGACAGGGGGCGAAATATCACAATTTATAAACGCATTAAATACAATAAAGAGTAATTTGCAAGTTAAAGAAAATTCTGCTAAAGAAATGGTCAGTGCCAATCCTCTTGCAGTGCCGGTGGAAAATGCAACTCAAAAAGATAGTTCCACAATAGAAATACCTCAATCCGATATCAAAACAAATGAAACACTTCCTGTAGGTCAATTACTTGAAGATTACAATGATACTGTGGATAATATTCTTTCTGTATCTGATGAAACAGCAAAAGAGCTCGCAGATAATAGAGTTGCGGTCGAGATATTAAAAAATACCCCTAACGTCATTCTTGACAATGTTAAAGGTGCAAGAGATTTGAAAGTGATAATCAATTATACCAAGTTATATCTTGCAGTTAGAAAAAACGGTGTTTTTGAGGGGCATTATCACAATTTAGGTGCGGAAATCGCAAAAAAATTACCTGATTTTCTACAAAATCCCGACGCAATTATACAGCTTGCAAATGGTAAACTAAACTTGTTCACAACAGTCAAAACAAAAAAAGGAAATAATGGCATAATATCCGTTGAGCTTAACAGTACGAAAGATATTGGTGGCAAATACAAAGATTACAATGTTGTTGTAACAATGTTCAGTTCCAATGATAACTATACTAAAAACTTGATTTCCGGTGAAGGTGTAAACATAAAATACAAAAAAGAGGATTTATCGCAAGTGAATCCCCAACTGTATAAGTGGTTGGCAATTATTAACGATAAATCCTCTACTAACAATATTGTATCACAAGATAGTGATGTTGTCAATAGTAGTATACGTCGAGATACAGAAAATGATACATTAAATTTGAAAGATAAATGTAACCTCACACAAACAAAGCATACCAAAACAGGCGAGGATTTATGGATTATAGGCTTAAAAGAGAGAATTTCAGCAGATGAATATAAAAAGCTAAATGCAAAAGTAAAAGCAGTAGGCGGCTATTATTCAAGATACGCAAAAACACCCGACAGCAAACCGATACCGGGTTTTATTTTTAAAAGTGAACCAACAGAAGAAGTTTTTGATGTGTTTAATGATTTCTTTGGAACCACAGGCACTTTAAAAGAAACAGATGATGTACAAGCAGATGAAAATATCAAAGATAGTCAATCAACAAATAATAATACAGAAAGTGACGAAGAAAACGTTTCAGAAAACAATAAAACTGTATTGAACAGCCAATCCGAAAATGATACAATAAAAGAAATACCTGACTTGGAAATCGGCGATGTAATCGAGTATGATGGCAGGCAATGGAAAGTTACACAAACAGGCTTAAATATGAGTTTTGAAAATCTTGATAAGAGTGACAACAAACAGACATTCTCACATATCGGCGGTATAGAAAACTTTAAGCAAACACACGATTACAAAGTGGTTTCAAAAGTAGATAATCAAAAAAACGGAGGTAAAGAAAATGGCATATCGCAACAAGGAGTATTGGACGGAAAAAGTAGAAATGATGATAGAGGACTACGCACCCGAACTGACGGAACTAATGAAGAAAGTGGAATTGACGGAGTTCATACGTCACATAGCGACGATAGCAACAACGGACTACGACAATCAGTTGGAAACGAAAGAAACAGACCCGATGTCAGAGATGATAGCGAGGGAATATACGGAGGAACTGATAAAAGAGAAACTACATCAGAAACTGAAGGAGTGTCAGACGGAGGACGACGAGGACGAGGAACAGTACACAATGGAGGAATTGATGTTGTTCAAGGAATGGGTGGACAGCCTGGACAATTAAAAGACAACACCGATGATACACCCGATCGGAAGAGCACAGGCGCAAAAACCGTCAAAAAAGAAAAGTTACCGTCTAATAAGAATAATTTTGTTATAAGCGATGATTTTGCTGAAAAATACGATACTACTCCACCGAGTGCAAAAGATAACCTTGACGCAATAGAGTTACTTTTGAAGTTGGAAGAAGAAGGACGAGAAGCAACAAACGAAGAAAAAGAAATACTCGCAAAATACAAGGGGTGGGGTGGAATAGATACAAGACGTCTGCCGTATGAACAATATTCAAGATTTAACAGATATTTTGACGGTGTGCAACGAAAAAATGTACAAGATTCGATGAATAACGCATTTTTTACACCTACAAAAGTTGTTGATGCAATGTATAACGGTCTTAAAAGATTAGGTTTTAAAGGTGGAAACGTTCTCGAAACTTCAATGGGTATAGGTAATTTCTTTGGTAGAATGCCTGTCGCAATGACTGCAAAATCAGCACTTACAGGTGTGGAACTCGAAACATACACTGCAAGAATTGCACAATATCTATATCCTGGAGCAACTGTAATTAATAAACCGTTTCAAGATATAGCATTTAAAAACAATTCATATGATTTAGTAATCGGTAACGTACCTTTCGGTCAAAACAAGATTTCATATGATAAAAAGAAATATTCAATGCACAATTATTTTATCATATCATCTTTGGACAAAGTGCGTGAGGGTGGCATTGTAGCTGTTATTACAAGTTCAGGTACATTAGACAGTTATGGAATAGACGCAAGAAAAGCTATTATGGATAGAGCTGACGTTGTCGCTTGCTATAAACTGCCGGAAGGTGTATTTTCACGAAGTGCAAATACCGGTGTACAATCTGATTTGTTAATTCTTCAGAAGCGCGCAAGTGGTCAGCGACCGAGTGACGACAGTATTTTGAATGTTACCACGACCGATGATGGATTGAGAATTAACGAGTATTTCAAAAAGCACTCGGAAAATATTTTAGGCGCTCTCGCGAAAGGAACTAATGCGTGGGGCGAAATTACAACAGTAATCGGTGATGGTAACTTCTACGAAAAACTAAACGACGCAATGTCAAAATTGCCGAAAGGACTAATGAATGGCAAAAGTGAGTTAAAGAAAGTTGAAACACTTGTTTCGTGGTCTGAAAAGCCTAAATTTTTTGAAAAAGGCGGACGCATTTATGAAGACGACGGAGCAGGAACAGCAACTGCTTTAAAGGGAGCAAAAGAAAATGCAGCACGCGACTATATTGCAGTAAGGGACGTTTATAAAGAACTTCTTGAAGCTTACGAAAAAGAATTGCCGGATGATGATATTGAAATATTAAGAAAAAAATTATCAGAAGTATATGATAATTTTTATAAAAAACACGGTCCGATTACAGGTGACGGAAAGAAAAAAATAGGTAAAAAGAAAAGCACGAACAATAGTTTTTTGAAAGCTGATTCAGATTTCTATTTAGTAGGCGGTTTGGAAAGATACGACAAAGCAAAAAAAGAATTTGCAAAATCGGTATTGTTTGAAAAAGATACGTTACGCAAGAAAAAAATTACTAAAGTGGATACTGCGTCTGACGCACTTGTAGTATCTATAAACGAAACAGGCAAAGTCGATTTTAAACATATGCAAGAATTGACGGGCAAAACCGAAAAACAGATTGCTGATGAATTAAAGGGTGAAATTGTGCTTACACCTCAAGGCGATTATGTTCTTACTGATATATATTTGTCGGGCAACATCTACGAAAAGTTAGACGAAGTAAAAGGTAAGCCCGACTTTGAAGAACAAGAAAAAATGCTTGAGCAAGTCTTACCAAAACCTAAAAATGCCTCTGAAATAATTGTTAAACTCGGTGCAAACTATATCGACCCGAAATATATAGAAAGTTTTGCACTTGATACTTTTGGTCAACGCTTGAATATAGAAAAAGATTCAAGCGGAAAATGGAAGATTGATGGAGCAGGACAAAGACGATATGGCGAAATCGTGAACACAAAATATGGTTGCAAGGCTTTTAATGCGGTACAACTTCTTGAAAAGGTGTTAAATGACGGCGAAATATTGGCTAAAACGAAATCTGTTGTTGACGGTAAAGAAGTTGTTACTATAGATACAAAAATGACAGAAGTCGCAAAGCAAAAAGCTGAAGATATAAAAAACGTTTTCAATTCCTGGATATTCCGTGACAGCAAAAGAAGAAATGTTATTGTAGACAAGTATAACCGAATGTACAATAATTACAGACCTCTTAATTACAAGAATATAGCTGAAAAGTTATCCTTTGATTCAATGAGCGAAGAATTAAAAGAAAAGCTATATCCACATCAAAAGAACGGTATTGCACGCTTTTTGTTTGGCGGAAATACTCTTTTTGCACACGGTGTAGGAACAGGTAAAACATTTGAAATGATTGCTTCGGTTATGGAAGCTAAGCGAATGGGTATCATAAATAAAACTGCAATGGTTGTTCCAAACAACAAAGTAGTCGATTTCAGAAACGATATAGCAGAAGCTTATCCGACAGCAAAAGTGCTTGTGATAGATACAGCAAAAGCCAAAAGACAATCTATGCTTGGATTGGTTAATTCAAATGATTGGGATATAGTCCTTATTGCAAGAACTACATTCACTAAAATACCGGTAAGTAAGCAACTGGAAGCAAATTTTATTTCTCAACAACTTGAAGAATGCAATATACAAATCGCAGAAGCTGAAAGTAACAGAGATGGTTCTACAAGAGCATATAAAAATCTGATAAAAAAGAGAAATAACCTTGAAGATAAATTAAAAAATCTAAATGCAGATACAAAACGTGATGAAAACGGTATTGAATTTGAAAAGCTTGGTTTTGACGCTATTTGTGTAGATGAAGCACATAACTATAAAAGTATTACAACACCTACATCGCTTAGTATTAAAGGTTTAGCAAATAGCAGTAGTGCACAACAAGCTAACGATATGCTGATGAAGTTAGACTATTTGCGTTCGATAAACGGAAAAATTGTGTTTGGAACAGGTACACCTATAACAAATACTGTATCAGAAATATACAATATGATGCGAATGGTACGACCGGATATATTAGAAGAAGCAGGAATACATTCACTTGATGAATGGGTTAATACATTTGCTAAAATTGAAAACACAGTAGAATTAGGAATTGATGGGCAGATTAAACCGAAATCAACACAAGTAATACGCAGTTTTGTAAATGCGTCTGAAATGATAGGACTGTTTCGACAATTCGCAGACATAGTTTTTACAGAAGATGTTGTAAAGGATTTGCCTAAAGCGAAGTATGTAGACATAAAAATCGAAGGAACTCCGGAGCATAAGCAAATACAACAACAAATTACAGATACTTTAGCTAATACTAACAAGAAAGAAATGCTAAAAGTATATGCTCGTCTAATGGCGATGGCAGATATGGCGTCTGTTGATACAAGAATGCTTTCAGGCGCTGAAACAGACGTAAATATGTATAAAGATTACTCTGTTGATGAACTTGAACACGAAAATAGTAAAATTAACACTATGTGTAAACAAGTTCTCAATGAGTACAAAAATTCTAATAACATAAAAGGCACTCAAATCATATTTTGCGATAAAGGTGCAGGTTCTGGCGAAGTATATTCTTTTAATTTGCATAAGGATATTAAAAATAAACTGATTGAAAGAGGTGTACCGGAAGAAGAAATTGTTATAATAAGCAACCAAAAAGACGCACAGCTTGAAGAGCTATACGAAAAAGTAAATAACGGCGACGTTCGTGTATTAATTGGAACTTGTCAGAAGATGGCTGAGGGACTTAACGTTCAAAAACGTGTTGTAGCAATACATCACCCCACAGTTACATATAAACCGTCAGATTGGGAACAAAGTAATGCTCGTGGTGTTCGTTCGGGAAATATCAACAAAGAAGTACGCATTTACAGATACCTACAAGAAAACACTTTCGACAGTCATAAGTGGCAAGCGCAGGACCGCAAAGGCGAAATGATAAGAGCCGCTTTGCGAGGCGACGCAATTTCAGAAATGGAAGATGTCGGAGCAAGCGACGACGGTGGTGAATCAATAGACGCCGCAACAGCTATGGCTATAACATCAGGCAATCCACTTGTAAAAGAAAAGATAGATATAGACAAAGAAGTGTCAAGACTTAAAACACTGGAACAAGGCTATTTGAATGAAATTTATCACTATCAAGATGTCGTTGCAAAAAATCCACACTTGATAGAGGAGTACACTGACCGAGAAAAAGGCTTGAAAAATGATATTGCTTTAAGAGATAAATATAATGAGAATGAAATAATCATTAAAGATAAGTGTTATGAAAAACAAAAAGACGCAAACAAAGCGCTTTCAGAAGCTATAAAGTCTGCTCCGAAGAACGGCAAATATAATGCAATCGGCTCATATAACGGCTTTAAAATTAAGTTTAAAGGCAATACAGGCGGTATGGATTACTCACTTGTAATTCAAGGTGAAAACACCTACACAGTCGAGTATGCTGGCGGTGCAAATAATATTGCAAGAATAGCAGGTGTTCTAAAGAGGCTTGATTCGGATTTAAGCAATACACAAAATAGTATTACTAAGTTTAAAAGCGATTTGGAATTTGCAAAGCAGGAAGCAAATAAGCCTTTTGAAAAAGAAACAGAGCTAAAAGAAGCTCTTGCCAAGCAGAAAGATATAACATACAAGTATGAGCATTATAATGAAGCATCTGCAAATCAAAAAGCAGAGAACACGAGTGAAACAAGTGAGAAAATAGTAAACAAGACTGATACGAGTAGTGATATTCAGTATTCTAAGCAAGCTAATACTGTTGATACTTGGACGTCTAACGAACTGCAGAACAGCAAAAAACGAAAGAATAAGAAATTAGGTGATATTGTTTCGTATATTTCAAAAGAGTTCAATATACCTATTTCAAAAGGCAATTTGTCACTGACAAGAGCTAAAGGCGAGTTTAAGAAACTTCCGAAAGCTGTAAGACTTCGTATAGCAAATGACTTGCCGACAGCTACTCACGAATTAGGACATTTGCTTGATGATGAATATGATTTTACTTCATCAGCTAATATTGATGAGATAATCGAGTTTGCGCAACGAAAAAGTCCAACATTGATGAAGCAATATAAAAAAAACGAAGTACCGGACGAGGCAGTGGCTGAATTTGTGAGAGAGTTTGTTAAAGACCCACAAAGTACAATAAAGGAAGTACCGAAATTTTCGAAAGAATTTATTGAGACCCTTTCTCCAAAGGACGCTCAAGCTTTGAAAACATTATCGGAATATTCACAGCAATATTATAATTCGGACTTTATGGACAAAGTAGACGCGGCAATGACCAGCAACAAGGAGATAAAAAAGAAAAACAAACCAACAGCAAGTGAAATATCGAAAGAAATATACACCAAGTTGGTTGATAGCTTTGCACCTATCAAAGAAGCTACTGATTATGTAAAAGAGGTAAAAGGAACTCTCAGCGGAAAAAAGGACGCATATATTTTAGCTATAAATTCTAAAAATGTAGACGCCACTATGTCTACTATATTTAAAGAAGGAATGGTTGACCCGAACGGCAATTTGACAGGCGGAAAAGGGTTGATAGATTGCATTAAAGATATATCACACAAAGATATAGATTTATTCGATAAATATTTAGTATTAAAGCACTCTTTGGAATGGATTGAACCACAAGAAGGTGCAAAACTAAAACGAGTATTTAGCGATGATACTTTGCAGAATTCTGAACGAATAAAAAGAGAAATAGCAAATCTTGAAAACAATCACCCTGAATTTAAAGAAGCGTCGGAAAATCTGTACAAGTTCCAACAAGATATGTTAAAATATTGGGTAGTATCTATGGGCGGTATGGATGCTATTACATACAACAAACTACAAAAAATGTACCCACATTACGTGCCGTTTATGCGTGACACCGGTAGGAACAGAACAGGATTTAAAAGTGGTTTTGCAAATCAGCAAAGTCCTGTAAAAACTGCGAAAGGTAGTGGTGCTACAATCATATCCCCACTTGAAAGTATTATAAAAAATGTAGAAAAGCAAGTGAAGTTCGGAACAAGAAACAGAGTTATGGCGGTATTGGGCATGTATGCGGACAATGTACCGGGGTTTGCTAATTTTATAGAACCTGTGCCACCAGACCAAGTAAAGAATATAATCAACATTGAAAAGTTGTCTGATGAATTCTTAGGCAGAATGTCAGAAAGTCTTGACGAAAACGATTTGTTTAACTTAACAGAGGCTTTTGAAGACGTATTCGGCACACAAGTTGAAAGTTATACACCTGTAGTTATACCTGGAAAGCAAATAGTTACATATTTGAATAAAGGCAAGCACAAATATTATCAGGTACACGATAAGGCACTGTTTAATGCTATAACAAATTTAACACCGATCCAAACAGGAAAAATAATGAATTTTGCAGGAAGAACTTTAGGCATAACAAACGCACTGATAACGCAACTAAATCCGGTTTTTGCTACCACGAACGCAATACGAGATTATGATACTGCAATGAAAAATTCAAAAGCATATAATAATCCTATTACTTTTACAGGGGCATATATGTCAGCTTTATGGGACGTTATAAGAAACAGTGACAACTATAAACAATATAAAGCTGCAGGTGGCGGACATATGTCAATGTTCAGCGATAATATTGATGTACTGAAAAAGACTTTGCGCGAGGTGAACTCAAAAGACGCAGGACTTGCAAGGCGTTTGGCACAAGCAATATTCTTACACCCAATAGAATGCGTTACAAAAATCAACGAAATTACCGAAGCTATTCCGCGACTGGCTGAATTTAAAGGTATGAAGAAAAAGGGAGCCGATAATCAACAAGCTATTTATGCCGCGTCTGATATAACCGTCAACTTCAATAGAAGCGGTGAGGTCGGCAGAAAACTAAATAAAATATTTAGATTTTCGAATGCGACTGTTCAAGGTATGGATAAACAAGCTCGTATATTCACAAGTGGTGGTAAAAAAGAGATTGCAAAGCATATGCTTAGGTACCTAATCAGTGCAATTTTAACTACTGCACTATTGGAATTTTGGAACAGGACGTCAGATGAAGATGGTTGGGAAGAATTATCTCAGTATCAAAAAAATAATTTTTACTGCATATCTATAGGTAACGGAAAATTTATAAAAATACCTAAAGCAAGAGAAGCGGCAATACTAAACACAACAGCAGAAAGAGCTGCCGATTACGCTTTTGGTGACAAAGAAGCATTTTATCAATTTGGGCAATACATCGGTGATACAACATTACCTGCGTGGTTGCCTGTTACCGGTATTGCAGAAGGAGGAATTGAAGAAGGTGTACATCAAGCTGCAGGAGGTACAATATTAGGCGGAATTGTTGATAATATGGTTAATAAAGACTTTAAAGGTACGCCGATAGTAAGTTCGGCACTTGAGGACGAGCCAAACAAGGAGCAATACAACCAAAAAACTTCTTTATTGGCAAAGTCAATAGGTCAGACATTTAACTGGTCGCCGATGAAAATAGACCACTTAATTGATAATTATACCGGTATTATCGGTAAGCTCAATAGGTCGGTTACTGCTGACGGCTTCAATCCGTCTAACCTATACGGAACGTCTTTCAGCGCGGATAGTGCATATTCAACAGACGTATTTAATAAGGTATACGAAAGACGAGATAAAATGTTTAAGAAATATCAAAATAATCCTACACCACAAAATGCTTGTATGTACGAGAAATATGCAAGTAAGGCTACATATATAACGCAAGCCAACAAAGCAATAAAGAGATTATCTGAGAGCGAGCAAAGAAAAGCCAGACAAGAGCTTATAGCAGACGTCAGAAATATTAATTCGGGAATAACAGATACAGACAAGAGTATCGTTGGTTTATTTAATAGTAAGCAAATGACGACTGATGATGGATATATGAGCAGTTTACCACAATCAAAAATAACTATGACGGTGGATAAACAGTCTTACATTTGGGAAATGACATATACAGAATACAAAAAGTATTACGAGGACTATCAAAAAGTGCTTGAAGCAAACCGAAAAAAACTTATAAATACATCCAAATATCAAGGGGCGTCTGATAACGAAAAGACAGAAATGTTAAAACAGTTGGGCAGTGATGTTTTGAAAGCGATTAAAGACCAGTACAAAGAGAAGAACCAGTCAAAGTTCAAAAAAGACGAATAA